AACGGGATGGGAAGGGACGCCACTCGGCGAGTTGTTGATTGGATCGGACATTGGTCACCAGATTTGGCCGCGCTCAGTTCGCCTTCGCCCATCATACGACTTTTCAGCCGATCAAGGCCGCAATACCTGCTGGCCACCCACAAACTGCAAAAGAATCCCGATGACGACGAGAACGGCTAAGATCGCCAAGATGACACGGGCCACCTTATTGAACGGCTCAGGGATGCCGCAATAGCCGATAAGCCACCACAGCAGCCAGAAGATCAAGCCGGCCACGATCAAGGTTATGACCACGGACACGGCCGCAGAAATGGAGAGCATGGCCGGTTCCTTTCAGTGCATCGGGTGCGGCGGCACTTCCGGAACATCTGCAGCTTTGGGAGGATTGATCTTCTCCTGCACTGCTTCATTAAGCGCCGCTTGCCCACGAATATGTTCATCGTAAAGACGCCTTGCGTCGGCGGCTTCCTTAACGTCCCGAGGATCGCGGGTCGCTCTCGCGGCCTTGTCGAGCGCGTTGGCCGTCGTCAGAAGCTGCACGCCCATTGCGTTGTTCACCAGCGCATGAACGGTCTGTGTGACGGCCGTGTTGTGCTCAACGGCATCCTGCGTTTGCCGTTGCTTCATCCAGAGTGCCGCCAAGCCGGCGGCCTGGGCGATGAAGGCCACCGAAATCGAGACAAAGCCGCTGATGATAAGGGCAATAACTCCGTCACTCAAGGCAAGCTCCTTAGCCGTCGTTGCCGTCGTTGTCGTGGTAACCGAGCGACTTCATCATGGCCCGCCGGTGGCCAGGGTCTTTCATAATCGCCCGGCCATCTTCTGGATCATACTCGGTTTCGATCCCGTGCGCCCGGTCCCGCGCCATGGCCTCGGGGATTTGCTTCGGATGCACGGCCAGCGCATCGCTCTTGAATGGCCAGCCCGCCGGATGCTGGCCACCTGGGGCCTTCCCTTCGAGCGGCTTGTACGGGAAGGCCAGGTCGAACTCTTCCTTCGTGACTTCGTTGCCGTCGATGCAGTAGACAGGCGGCCCTTCGCCCTTCTTGTAAATGATCTGGCCCCTCATTTCACCGCTCCGTTGCTGGGTTTGCCGTTGCCCGATCCCATCGCCGACTCCATCGACTGCATCAGCCCCTCGCCGGTGGCCTGTTGGCTGTCACCGCCCAACGAGCGCCGGGTGTAGGTCCGCTCCGTCTTGGCCGGCATCCCCGGCGACTCGCCACCGCCCTGACCGGCGCCGGCGTCTTGCGGTGGCGGCCTGACCGTGAACATCTCGGCCAGGTCCGGCATGTTAAGGTACTCGGCCTTCTTCTGGAGGTACACGTTCACGTCGAACATGATCCCCTGCTGCTGGAGCAACTGCATCATCGGCATCAGTTGGGCCACCACTGCATCGAGCGCCTGCATCTTCTGCTGCGGCGTTTGATGCTGGAGAGTATACGGATCAACCTGCACGTTCAGATCCTTGAACGGCACGGCCGCCCGGTGTTGCGGGGTCACCTTTCGCGTGATCGAGGCGTTGCCGCCCGGCGCACTGTACTCCGACTCCATCGTGTTCGTCGGGTGATGGTGCCAAAACCAGCAAAGGGATTCGATGATGTCGCTGGTGTACTCGACCGTCTTCTGCTGGAGATCGGCCACCGTGCCCGAGCTGTTCTGGTTCAGCATCTCGTCTTGGTGGGCCGTCCTCGACTGCGGGGAGAGGCCGCCCATGATGTCGAGGTTGCCCGAGGCCCAGGAGAACAGTTCCTTAAGCTGCATCATCAGCGTGAAGTTCTTCGGGTCCGGGCCGCCCCTGGCCACTTCCGCCACCGACTGCGGGTTGTCTACTCGAATGGCGTCCCCATCGTTCGCCGTGGTCACGCGCTGGGCGTCTTCGGTGGCCGCGCCCGAATAGAGCAGGTTCGACTTTTGCCTTTGGGCTTGGGCGATTTGCTTGCGGAGAATGTTGTTGGTCGGGGAGTGCAGGTCGATCAAGTCCTGGATGGGACTCTTCGGCATCGAGTTTCCGGGGACGATCCCGTAGGCCAGAATGTGATACGGGCCGCGGTCTGGACCGATCCAGTTCACTTCGCGGAGTGCCTTGGCGGTGTATTTGCCGGCTGAAGACTCTGACGCGCCAGTGAGGTAATCGTCTGCCAGGGTGACCACGACCCGATGACGAGGCAGATAGATTTCCCAAAGATCAACAAAGTCCTCGTACTCTTCCTGGTTGGAATAGTATTCCCGGCCGAGCATGGAGATTCGTTCATCCCCTTCGAGGTTGAAGAGTTTGTCTTCGCTGGCCGTGAGCTCCTTTCTACCCGGTCCATAAATCTTGCTCTCCCTCACAACGTCTAATGGGACTCGAAATCGGTGACCAATATAACCGGCCTCATCAAAGTCCCGTGCGTGAGTGTCGTAAACGAAGTCATCGAGATCGACGCGTTCAGCGAAAGGCTGGCCGGCGCGCTGGTTCCAGTTTTTGGTGGCTGAGTCGGCGGGCGTGGCGATGGCGACCTTGGCGATGCCGATGCTGAAGAGGGCGTCGATGGCGTTTCGCTGCAAGGTGCTCTTGAGGTTGATCGTTTCGATTTCCTCATTGGCCCAGTCCTCCATTGCCGACACTACCGGCTTGTGCTGCTTCCGCATCGTCGACAACTGGACCTTCGGGTGGTTTGAGATGAGCTTTGGGCCGACGATCCGGCAATAGAGGCTGATGAGGTTGAGCGGGACCGAATGCGGGGTGCCTTCTTCCGACCAGTGCCGGCCGATGTACTCGCGCACAGCCTCACGGCGCTCCTCGCGCGCCCGCTTCAATGTGAGCCGGTCCTTCTGCATGGCCACGCAGAGCCGGCCAAGGTCCAGGTCTTTCGTGCGCAACGGATGGGGCTTTCACCTAGTCAGGCCCAGGCATCTTCACGAACCGATCTAGCCGCATAATCTCTGCGCCATTGTAGCGAAAGGAGCGGCGGCTCCTTGCTTTTCTTCTCCATGATCCGCGTCGTCCCCAGCGCCAGGCACATCTTCCAGGCCAGGAAATCCGCCGTCACCCGGTCCCCATGGTTGATCCGGGCGCCGCTGGGGTCTTCGGGGCTTTCCTCGCCAGCATGCTCGATGACGCCATGTGGCCCGTACCGATACTGAAGCGTCTCCTTCATGGCCCACTCGTCGCGGTTCACGCATTCGCCCTTGTAAAGCGCGGCCATGTACGCCCGGATTTCGGTCGGCTTCCTGTTCGGATACCAGCCGGGGTTCGAGCTGATCTGCTTCTCAATCGTGTCTTCCTTCGTCCGGAAGTAGATGTTCCTGAAGCCGAGTTCGATCACCTTCTTGCCGAGCATCTCACCCGGCCCCTGCATCTCCCAGCAGAACAGGGCCGGGTTGCCATCGGCGTCGAGGAACATCTGGCACAAGGCCACGCAAAGGACGGCGTACTGGTCGGGCCGGATATGCGGGTTGGCGTAGGCTAAGACTTTTTCTCCTGTGCCTGAATCGAAGATCGAAAAACACGACGGCGTAGCTCCGACGCCTGTTGCGACGTCAGAGCCAGCGCCGTATTTAGCCGGCTTGGGCCTTCCGTTACACAGGTGACACCAAAGCCGTATGCGTCCATCTTTAACAGGGACAAAAGATATCGGTTGGCCGGTGTCTTCATCGTAGTGCAACTCCCCTTCCCAATAAGGCGGGCAGCAGTAGGTGGCGATGAGATGGTTGATGGTGTAGGCGTCGAACACTCGGCTCATCGAGCCGCCGGCATCCATGTCCAACTCTTGAGCCACCTTCCTTGTCTCACCGATCTTCTTTACTTGCTCGTCATACCAGGGTGACCGAACCAAGGGACGGTAGCCACCCGTCGGGTGCCCGTCTGTAACATGTCGGAAATCAGGTGGGTAGTGATAAGACTCATCAAGGGGAGTAACCTTGTTAGTTTCAGCCTCGACTCGGTAACATCCGAGACGCTTGTCGGGATGTTGTGTCCAATGCATGTACAGCCGCTTAATGAAACTCCCAGCGGTGGATTGAGGGTCAGACAGTTTGTAGAAGGCAGTGTCGGTTCCATTGTGAGTCCCATTAAAGATTCTTGATCCGGCCGTCGATGCCGTCTTGCTCAGTACCTCGAAGTCCTCCTTGATGACCGGGAACTCGTCAATGAACATCAACTGAGCCCGGCCGCCGACGCCCGCTACACCCGTCGATGCCTGGCCCGTTACGGCCGATCTATTCCTCTCGTTGACAAAGCTGAACTTCCTTCGCTTTATCGGAGGCCGCATCCAGTCCGGCAAATGTTCCAAGACGAAATCGATCTTCCAAAACAAACTGTCGGAGTCCCCAGGCGAATCCACCGCGTCCGCCGATCTTGAGATAACGAGGATCTTCTTCCACGGGTGAAACAGGAACAACCAGATAATCACGAGCAAACATAGCCATGACGCCCCCATTTCCCGGCTCTTGAGGATCACCACGTCCTTCTTGTTGTCGACGCACCACAGAATCCCAGGCGCCTCAGGGTCCTGGCTCAGCAGAGCCTCATCCTGAAAGTCCCAGGTGATGAACGGGCCTAACTCGGCCGATCCCAGGCCGCTCGACCGCGGATTGAACTGGATCACCCACACGTTGATGAAGAACAGAATGTCGTCTTTGCAGGCTTGCAGAACATCGGCTTGAAGTGCCTTGTTACCGATGCAGTCGTTGCCCAACTTCAGCCGGTAGTCAGCGTTCAACCGGCCCTTCGGGACGCCCTTGTGCCATTCAGCTGGCGAGAGCATTAGCCCTCTCCCCCAAGATCCAGGTTAACCTCGTCAAACAAGTCCCGCTGGTCGGCTCGTTGCCAAACATCAATATCGAATTGCTCTACGATTCTGGACACGAAAACTTTCCGGCTCTTGATACCGCCCCTCGCTCGACCAGCAAGGATTTTACGAACCGCGGCCTGAATTAGCCGATCGACCCACATCCCACTCCTCCTGCCACTTCCTCAGCACGTCCCCGGCCCGCTCCCATCCCCCATCCGGCTTCCCTGCCTCCTCTGGGTCCTCGCCTGCTTTCTTCGCCCGGCTCGCCAACAACGCTTCTTCTCGCCTCGACAACGCCCCCAGGAAATCACGAGGGTTGTCGTCCAGCCACTTCCGGCATGCCTTCTGTCCCGGCGTCCGGTCGGCCGAACTCGGCCGTGTGTAGACGTGCCGCATATCAAGTAGTTGCGCCGACTCGTCCCCTTCGGCCTCCAGAGGCTGCGCAACTGTAGTTTCTAGTTGCGCCGTAGTTGCGCCGTCGCTGCGCGCCTTAGGAAGCAACCGGCCCTTTTGATCCCTCTCGCAAAGTTTAGCCCCAGCCCCAGGAACAAGATGCGCCTTGGCAGGCTTCTTTCCATTGGCGGCCAATGGAACTTCCGATTGCTGCGCCAACGCTGCGCCCGAAGGACCGGCCATGCTTTCCATGCCCCTCAACCTACCCTCCTAACATCCCCATGTCAACTCCCATTCCCGCAAATCACCAACCTAGACACCACCCCAGTACCACCCAAATGTGACAACGTGTCACTTTTGAACGGGCATAGAATAGACCTAAACCCTTTACGGGTAAGCGCGGGAGTCAAGTCACCCCGCCCACCGCCCTCAGCACCCCGGGGGTCGGCTCACTTCCTGGCCAGCTGCCGGCCACCGGGCTCGCCCTGCGGCGGGCGCGCCTGCGTTTCGCAATGGCGATTTGACAGCGATTCGTGGGGTAGAGGCGATCGGCGTTCGATCGTTTTTGGGGGTGGGGGATGTGACGGTTGTCCGTGACTGGCAACCACTTACGGAGCTTGTGCTATGTTGCGAGTTGGCCAGCGAGTGTCGGACGGTGCTGCGGTTGGGGTTGTGGAGATAGTGACGCCGAGCGTGGCGTGGGTGCTGTGGGATGGGGAAGAGCAGTCGAGTATGGAATACCATGAGGGCCTGTTCGTGGTAGAGCCGGCTGTGCCTCGTGGCTGGGATCATGTCTAACACATGGCCGGTTCGTGGGCTACGCTTGTGGCGTGGCCTGGGGGCTGGCCGCTCTTGAGGGGGATCGTGCCGATGAGCCAGAGAACCGAGCTACACGAATGCCTAGCCGCACTGTTGCGAGTCGTGGACACGATGGATGCCACGATCAAGGCCGATGCGCCTGGGGCCTATGAGTGCGGCTACCTTAACGCCGATGAACGAGCCGCTATCGACGCTGCCCGTAAGCTGGTCGGGGCGCGTATCGTCGCTCAGAAGCGGGCCGAATACGCTCGCAAAGCCAGAACTAGCAGCACTACGGGAAGGCGGGATGAGCCGTGAGACAGTCTTACGCTTTCATGCGGGGCGGCTGCATCTACACAGCAGAGCCGATCAACCACAAGTGGACCGAGGGGCGGCTGAAGGGGTTCCGCTACCGCGGCTATTGCGATGGCCAGCCGTGCGGCTTCTTCGAGACCAAGGCCGCATTCGAGGCGTTCGTAGCTTGCCAGCCCGAGTTCACGGCAATCTGCCACAACACCGATGCGTATGTCGCTCAGTCAATGAGCGAGTGGGATGGCCTTGAAATCCTGGCCAAGCTGTGCAATCGGCCTTTGGCGTCTCAGGCTCGTTGCCTGGGTCGCTGACTGGCCGCTCAAGTGGGGAGACCGTGCTAATGGCTGAGAACGAGTGCATCGTGGAAGTGTTCGTCATCGTGGACGACGATGGCAACTACTCGTGCGGGGCCGACCTGGACGCGGCCACCGATAAGTACAACGACGATTTCGGGGCCACTGCCCGGCGAGTGCTGCGGCTCGTGGTCACGTGCAGCAAGCCGCAGATCGTGGAGTTGCAGGGCAGGGCGCCCGAGACTGGCACGGTGGGCTGGCTGACTGTGAAGGCGTGATCGTGTGGCCCCTGAGCGGATCGAGGCCGGCGTCGTTGTCGGCGGGGGCACTTGCTAGGCCGGTTGGCCTAGCACGATAGGCCGCAGTCGATCTATGCGGCCGCTGGAGCTGCCCGGCACAAGCAGCGTGAGGTATCTGTCATGCGGACTGCCTATTGCCCCAAGACACACACCGAGTTGGCAGATGTGACCGTGGGCGATGCCGACGGCCATGTGCCTGGTAATCAGTACCACGACGTGCATTGCGTCGTGAGCTACCCGGCTGCGTCTGGACTGTTCAGATGCCATGTCGTCGAGTCCTGGGGCAGCGCTCAGGGCCGCGACGAGGAGCATGGCCGGAGAGAAGTGATCGGACGTGGCCTGACCATCCACGGAGCATGTTCGGACGCCATGAGCCGGGGCCTGAGCTCAGGCATCGGCGAGGAGTATCTCCAGCAAGCCACGTCGCAGGCGATGGATGCGGCAGTGGAGGCTAGGGAGTGACACTCACATTTCGGCCCTGGTGATCGACTATCAGTGTAGCCGCTCACCAGTGGCCGAGTGATTTGACAGGCCGGCATACAGTGTGCCTACCTGCAACCAAGAAGGGGACCTGACCGTGCCAAGCAAACTATCGAGCGTCCGCGTAGCTGGCGGACCTGTCCGCGTGGTCATCACGGCCACCGAAAGCGGCTATGAGTGTGCCTACGACTCCCAGCGCAACTACGGCGATAGCCCCCGCTATCTACACACGATAGGCTGCGGCGAAACCGAATGGGAAGCCACGCGCGCCTATATCCGCAGCTGCTACAAGCTGGCCGACCTGCCACCGGGAACACTTTACGAGGGCCGCTAAATGGCCACCGCCAAGCAAACCCAGCGCCGCATGCAAGCCGGTGCCGAACGTGTGCAACCGGCTCTCAGGACGCTGGCCGAGTTGCGGCAAGCTATCCTGGGAGGACAGGATCTGGCGTACACGCTGGGCCTGATCGACGAGTTGACGAGTGACCTGCTGCGGGTGGAGGACGCTTGTGGCGTCGTCACACCGGCAGCGCTGTTCGAATAGGAGCTATATCGTGCCAGAGATCACGCTAGATCATATCCGCCTAGCCGCGGAGTGGGCCAAGGCCGCCCGTGACGCCGCCGAACCAAGGCCAATAGACGGCCATGAGCGCCGCTACAACCAGAGCACATGGGACTGCGGGACTTCGTGCTGCATGTGGGGAGCGGCATCATTACTGGCCGGCGCAGGCGCAGCGACCGGGCCGCCGCCGCGGGAATGGTGCGTTGACTCAATGCATACGGCTGTTCGCGGGCTGCTCTGCTCCGATATGAGCACACCCGGCATGATGCTCGATCTGCTCAGCGGTGCCGACTTCTGCGGTGCCGACTTCCGCGGTGCCGACCTCAGCGGTGCCGTTATGTGGCTCGGCAATCGCAAGGTTAAATTGCCGTAAACCGGCCTAGTGCCGATCCCCCGTAGCGTAATCGCCTGGAGCCGCGCCCAGGCCGGGGGCCTGATAGTGGCGTCAGGTCACGGTGACCTGACGCGAACGACACAACGAGACGGGAGGATCGGACGATGGAAATTTCGACCTACAAAACAATGACCCTGGAACACCTGGGCGATAACGCAAACGTCGCGGACCTAGCAGCGTTTCGTCGAGCCTGCAATCTCCGCCACCACGTCGTGGACGAGACGGAGCTCGAGACAACCGATTGGATGTGGGGCGACGGGGACTGGCTTTCGCGCGTCGGGCAATACGTGCGCACGGCGCGATCTGCGGCAATCGGCGATATCTTGCAAATGTCTGACGCCGAAAGCCAGGATTTTGCCGACGAAATCGAGCGCGGCGAACACGATGCCTAGCCCGCGCGACGTTCGCCGGGCTGCAACGAAACCGGCCCTTCCGCTTTGGAGGGGCCACCTTTTGGGAGGGACTGACTGTGCCACAAGAGCCACCTGGATTATCTGATGGCGTCATCGTGGACGCCAGCTATTGGCGCTGGATCGATGAGCAGCGCGAGGCCGCTATTGCGGCTGGGGCAATCGTGCCGGCTATCGGCGAGCGAGTCGAGGTTGTGCCGGGCTGGACCGTCGAGGAGATTCTGCGGCAGGAAGGATGAGCCTATTTGACAGCGTTCCGTAGGGTAGAGGCCGTGCCAACAGCCACCCCGTTACATTCCGAAACATCACCCGCGCTGCCGCGCCTTTTCTGGCACGGTCGGGCCGGCGGCCGGGTGACACTACCCCCGAATCCTGGCCCACGGATGGGCCACATTGGAGGAATGAACATGGCCGAGAAACGATATGACGGTGGGCCGGCTTTTCCGCAACAGATGATTGACGGCAGGAATCTCCCCGAGTTGCTGCCAGTCCCCACGGTTTGCGGTATGTCCTTGCGGGACTGGTTCGCAGGGCAGGCGCTGGCCGGCCTGCTGTCACGCGTCCCGCTCTACCCGTCGCCGGCACGCGCTGAGCAGCCCGTGACCGACTACGCGGACGTGCACGGCATCGTGCGCCTTGCGATGCAATCGGCTGACCTGATGCTCGCAGAGAGGGCCAGGTGATGAGCCCCTACGATTTCTGGCTGCAATCCGGTGCCGGTGGCCCGGAAGATGACGATGACGACCCGGACGATTTCGACACGCCGCTCGTTGACGTGCCGCTGGTGGACCCACCCGGCACAGTAGACACGCTGGCCCCACGTTGGGAGCCGGCTCCCGAAGACGACCCACGGAGTACCTGACCCATGACAACCGCGCTGGCCGATTCACAGGCCCCACAAACTCTTGACCGCGACCTAGCCGAGTTCGCTGCACAAAAGTCCATGATCGCCGACCTGAAAGCGCGATTCGCCGATGCGCAGCTTGTGCCGGCCACCGACCCAAAAGGCTACGAAACCCGCCGGCTGGCCGTGAAGGAACTGCGGGAGTTCCGCGGAGCCGTCGAGCGGACCCGCAAGGACCTGAAGGCTGAATCGCTGAACTATGGCCGGAAGGTCGATTCCGTGGCCCGCGAGCTGACCACGGCGGCCGAGGCCATCGAGAACCCACTAAAGCTGGAGATGACTGAGGTTGACGATGCCAAACTGAAAGCGGCCGAGACGGAACGGCTGCGCGTGCAGGCCGAACGTCAAGCGGCCGAAAATGCGCGCATCCAGCAGATGGAAGCTGACCTGAAAGCGCTGCGTGAGGCCGAGGAAGCCCGCAACCGTGCCCAGCTCGAAGCGGACAAAGCACGCGGGGAGGCCGAGGCCGCCGCGCGTGAACTGGCCCAAGCCGAGGAACGGGAACGGCTCAAGGCCGAGCGCGCCGAATATGAGGCGATGCAAAAGCGAGTGGCCGCAGAATGGGCCAAGCGGAAATCGGAAGAAGAGGACGAACGCCAACGACTGGCCGCGGAACGAAAGCAACTCGAAGCCGAGCAAGAAGCCGAGCGACGGGCCGCACAGGACCGGCTTGCCGCCGAGCGTGCGGAGATGGACCGCCAGCGCGCCGCGCTCCTCGCCGAGCAAGAGAAGGTGGCCAAAGCGGAACGCGAGCGCGTGGCCAAAATCGAAGCCGAGCAAGCGGTCGAACGTGCGAAGCTGGCCAAGGCAAAGGCCGAACAGGAAGCCCGAGAACAGGCCGAGCGCGACCGGCTCGAATCGCTCCGAATCGAGGCCGAGCGATTGGAGGCCGAGCGTGTCGAGGCGGCCCGTCTCGAGGCCATGCGACCCGACATCGAGAAGGCCGAGAAAATCTACGGCCAGATTCAGAAGCTGGCCAAGGAATGGGACGCGCTGCAAAAGAAGATGGGCAAACCAAAGAAGCTGGAAATCAGGATCGTTTGACCAGCGCCGCCCAAGGATGGGCACGCGGGAGTGACAGCCGACTGGCCGTGTGATAGCGGCCAGTCGGAACGGTCTACCGGGGCGGAACCGGACTCCTGCACTCGCTCCTACACCTGCAATGCCAGGTGAAGTCACCACGGGCCGGCGTGGGGAGCAAACCGGCCACTCTTTTTCACGGAGACCATGCCACCATGACCGACACTGAGAAGCCACCCGACGCCCTGGCCGAGTCCACGGGCATCATTGCGCCGCCGCCAACAGGCGGCTGGCTCGGCGTGATCGACAAGCTGATTGACCGCGGCGTTGCCGTGGCCGACCTGCAAAAGATATTCGAGATGCAGCAGCAGTACCTCAAGGAACAGGCCAGGCTCGCGTTCAAACGGGATTACGCTGCTTTCCGGGCCGAGTGCCCGCGACTGGAAAAAGACAAGCTGGTGTCCTTCACCACGCAGAAGGGCACCACGAGTTACAAGCACATCCTGATTGCCACAGCCGTAGATACCCTCACACCGATCATGTCCAGGCACAACCTGTCCCATCGGTGGGAGACGCGGCAGAAAGATGGCGGCGTGATCGAGGTCACATGTTTCCTGGAGCATTCGGCAGGCCACAGCGAAACGGCCACGCTTTGGGGACAGGCCGACGTCTCAGGCAGCAAGAATCCTATCCAGGCGGTGGCGTCCACAGTGACCTACCTGCAAAGGTACACGTTCCTGACCGTGACAGGCGCGGCCGCCTACGATGGCGACAATGATGGGAATGGCGGCGGGCACGGCACGGCCAGCGAGGATGACGTTGGCCAGATCAACACGGCCATCAAAGCGATCCGAGACGCCGAAGCGGCCGCCACGGTCGCCGGCAAGATCATCGACAAGCCTTTCAACTTCGACCGCTTCTTGGAGTGGTTGGAAATCAAGGGTCTGCAAGACTTGCCAGCCGATAAGGTCAAATCGGCGCTGACGGAATTGGAGCGCAAGCGGAAAGCGGTGCCCCGATGAAATATTACGACGTGGTTCAAGGCGAACGCGACTGGTTCGATCTTCGATTAGGCCGCCCAACAGCGAGCGAGTTCAAGCGAATCCTCACGCCCAAGACGCTTCAGGAAGGCGGACCTGGGGCCAAGAGCTACATACGGGAACTGATCGGCGAGGTCCTGAATCCGATTCTGGCCATGAATGCGCCATGCTACATGAGCCGGCCCATGCTGCACGGTCGAAACACCGAGCCCGAGGCCAGGCGTTACTATTCGATGGAGCGCGACGTTGATGTCGCTAATGGAGGTTTCTGCACAACGGACGACGGACGCCTTGGCGCATCTCCAGACGGCGTGATCGGCCTGCGCCGGCTCGAAAACGGTGATTCGATTGATGGCGCCGTCGAGCTTAAGTGCCCGATGCCGGCCAATCATCTTCGCTACTTGGAAACGCCGAACGAGGTCCCGGCGATCTACAAATGGCAGTGCCACGGCCATATGATCGTGACCGGCGCTGCCTGGGTGGACTTCTTGAGCTATTGCGACGGGTTCGCGCCAGTGCTGGTGCGCGTCGTTCCGAACGAGGACACCGACAAGCTGCGTGTGGCTTTGGATCGTTTTTACGAGCAATACGTGGCCGCTCTTGAAAGGGTGCGTGGGAAATGATTAGCACCTACATCCTAAATGGCCGCACGCATGAGGCGTGTGATGACCTGCTGGAGTGGGCCCGATGGATGGCAACGGCCGAAAGGCATGTTGCGCATGACACGATAGACGGCGTGCGCGTGAGCACCGTGTTCCTGGGCCTCGACCATCAGTTCGGCAATGGCCCACCTCTCCTGTTCGAGACGATGATTTTTGGTGGCGAAGATGACGGCTACCAAGAGCGGTACGCGACCTGGGAAGAGGCCGAGGCCGGCCACGTGGCCGCTCTTGAGAAAGTGAGGGGCCGGTGACCTGCGAACAATTCCACCACATGACCAGCAGGCCCATCGAGCAAAGCACCGCCGCAGAGCGGGCCGCTGGATGGGCGCATTTGCGAACCTGTCGGCCATGTAACGACCATCTCGATAGCCAAGGCGTCCTGCCAGACGGGGACCCCCGTTCGGCTGTGGTCGATGAAATTAGTCGGCGTGATGCTCTTGATGACGACCCGGAAACCAAGTATTGACGCCACGCGACTGACCGGCTACCATGCTCTCTGACCCCTGACCCGGGCCACCACGACAACCGACCACGTTCGCAAGCCGCGCCTCCCCTGGGCACATTCTGCCGGGTCAGGGAATTTCCTGGGGGAGCCGGCGCGTACACGAAGGGCCGATCCGATGAAGCATCCCGATCCAGAGTTCTTTCAGTTGATGCTCCAATCTTTCGGCCACCTGTCAATTATTCTCGGCGTTGCGAAAGCGCGATCTGTCAGGAAAGCCGCGCTTAAAAAACTCCCGGTCAAGCTGCTGAAGATGATGGAAGAAACACATCGGCGCGTGCAAGGTAATCGAGGCTCCATACCGATTACCTGGAACGACGTAGGCCTGATTCTCGAAGGGTCGCTCAAGGACTGTTTGGAGTTCATGGAGAAGGAAAATGAGAAATGATCCCATTTGCGTGAATCCGCCGGCCATCGTAAGGGCCACCGAAGAATGGTCGATCAACGAAGTCAAGGACGAGATCGTGGATGACCACGGCCACCAGCAACGACATGCTTCACACGCCATCGAGTACGGCCGTCGCGTTGGCGAGAAGCTGCTGAGGATCAAGGGCCGACTCGCGCACGGCCAGTTCCAAGGATGGATCGAGAAAAACATGCCTTTCAATTACCGACAGGCAGCGCGCTACATGCGCATCGCCAGAGAGTGGGGGAAGATCGTCAAAAGTGACAACGTGTCACTTTTGAACGTCGATGAATCGCTGAAACTTCTGACGGAAGACCCACCGGCAGAACAACATGCGAAAAGCGGCGAAGTTCCATTCGCGCCGGCTGGCGAACCGGAACGCGAACCTGGCGACATGACGCCGGCCGAGCTCGAGCAGGACAAGCTCGACACCGAATTGAAGGCCGCGATCCAGGCCGTCTTGTGCAAGGACTGCAAACGAAAAGGCGTCTCTTGCGACAAATGTCGGGCCGCTATTTACAAGCTGCAAAACCCGTCTGACGAAGCGCCGGCACCGCCGAAGAAGCCGACGGGACCGAAGAAGCCGCCATCGACCAACGGCCAGCCGGTGTTCCTCTGGCCGGATTACCAGAAGAGCTACGGCGAGACCGTGCGGGCCGTGGACAAGATTTGCAACGGCTACGGTGTGCCCGTTGTCGCTCCCGAGGCCGAGGCCCTGCGACACCGGCTCGACGACTGGAACAAAGACTTCAAAGCTTGGGCCGCCAAGGTGAGCAAGCAAAAGGTGCCTGAGTAATGGACCGCCCCCGCTGGCCTCATCAACTGTTCGGCCACCGCGCCGTGCTCGAAGCATTCGACGCTGGGCGCCGGCGCGTGTGTCTCACCAGTCCGACCGGCATGGGCAAGACGCAAATCGTGCAGGACATCATCGCCGATTTCTTGGCGATGGAGAAGCGGGTGGCCTTGTACTCGAACCGGAAGATGATGATCGACCAGCTTTCACGGGCGATGGACGAGGCCGGTTTCCGGCACGGCATCCGCTCCCCCGACCATGACGATGAGCGGAACTTGCCGTTCCAGATCAGCAGCATTCAGACAGAGACGAAGAGGGCCGGTAAACTCGAGTGGCAACTGCACGACCTGGCCGGTGGCGGTCTGGCTGTGATTGACGAGGCCCATTTGAACACGGGCGAAGGGGCAAGGAGGATCATAGATGCGCACGAAGTCACCGGCGGCTATGTCCTGGGTGTCACGGCCACGCCGATCGACCTGGGGGACACCTACCAACATCTCATTACCGCGGGGACCGCCTCGACGGGCCGGGCGTGTGGGGCCCTTGTCCTGGCCCACCACTTCGCGCCGGATGAACCGGATTGGAAGGAGTTCAACAAGCTGAAGAAGGGCCGGAAGATCGGCGAGGAATCCGACAAAATCAGCGCGGCCGAGGCGAGGTCAGCGATCATGCGGCCGGGCATCTTCGGCCGTGTGATCGACAACTACCGGCTGCTCAACCCCGAGGGCCGGCCTACGATCCTGTTTGGCCCCGACGTGGCCGGTTCGCTGGCGTTCGCCGAGCAATTCACGCTGTCCGGAATTGAGGCCGTGCATATCGACGGAGACGACGTTTGGGCCAAGGGCCGGTTGTACAAGAGCAGCCAGAAGGTCCGGGAATCCGTTTTGGAGGCGAGCAAAGATGGAAGAGTCAAGGTTATTTGCAATCGCTTCGTTCTTAGAGAGGGAGTTGACGCGCCTTGGCTTTCGCACGGTATCTTCGCTACCGTATTCGGGAGTCTCTCAAGTTATTTACAAAGCGGAGGACGGCTACTTCGGAGTAATGGTCTGGCAAATTCCATCACCATCCAAGACCACGGAGGCCACTGGTGGCGATTCGGCTCCCTCAACACTGACAGGAAATGGCTCTTAGGGGCCACCAACACGTCATTGCTTGGGATGCACGGCGACAAACAGCGGAACAGCCAGCGCAAGCCGAGTCCATGCCCGCAGTGCAAAGAGGTCCAGATTTGGAACGGGCCGACCTGCCAGTTCTGCGGCTGGGTGGCCAAGCCTGGCGCTAAGGTTTCTCGGCCGGTTGTGCAGTCGAACGGCGAGCTGCGGGAGATGACCGGCGACGTGTGGAAGCCCAGGCGCATCAGCACGCGACCGGACGGGCCGAAACGCTGGAAAAGCATGTACTTCCGCAGCCGGCAACCCAAAGCCAAGGGCCGCACGTTTCGCGCGGCAATGGCCTTGTTCGCGAAAGAGAACTACTTCGCATGGCCTGATCCGACCTGGCCGTACATGCCAATCGCCGAGATCGATCGATACCGGCGCGTCGTTGATGTGCCCGAGGACTGTTTGATCCAAGAATAAGCCACTATTCCCCAAGGTGAACCCCGATGGCCCGCCGAAAGAAAACCGATGAGCCCGATCTCGAGCAGGGCTACATCCCCGGAACCGAACCCGAGACCCACAAGGACATCGACCAGGCCGCCAAGGTCTATTACAAGGCCATGACCGAACGCAAGGAACTGTCGGAGGAAGAGGACCAGGCCAAGGACAACCTGATCGACAAGATGAAGGAACATCGCCTGCAATACTACGAGACCAAGGACGGCAAGGTTGTGACGCTGACCGAGACGAGCAACCTGAAGGTCAAGCCGAAGAAGGTGAAGCATCCGACCGACGACAACGAAAGCAGCAACGGAGAAGCGTAATGCAGCCCTGGACGCGCACAAACTGCGCCGTGCCGGCCGATGGCCGAGTTGTGGAGACGAAGGTAGACGATGGCCGACGCCTCGGCTGCTTCCTTCGTTTGAAGCGACTTGGCCACCTTTGGCTGCTGCCGTGCGGAGAGTTCCGGACCTTCTACACGCCGACCCACTGGCGGCCACTCAATCAGGAATAAACATGGACATCGCCAAGTGCCTCTCTTGTGGCCGGCCGATTATCTGGGCCAAGATGCTCAAGAGCGGCAAGTCGAATCCCGTGGACGCCGAGCCGGTGGCCAATGGGAACATGCAACTGACCGAAGGCGTGGCCGGCGACGTGTTCGGCGAAGTTCTCGACAAGGAATCACTGGCCATCAAACACGACGAAGGGGAGTTGCTCTACTTGAGCCACTTCGCAACGTGCCCAAACGCGGCCAAGCACAAGAGGAAATAATGGCCGAGAACGCTTACGAGATGGTGGCCGATCTGCGGAAGAAACTGGCCGCTGCCGAGAAGCGGCTCAAGGAAGCCGAGCAGCTTCTGTATGACCGCTACATGGTGGCCGTTCTCCAGGGCCTGGCCGTGCGGTACGAGTTCGCCACCGGCCCTGCAACGCTGCTGGAACATGCTGAGCGTTTGACGCTGGCCGCGCTCAAGGTGAGGCGACGATGGTTGGCCGGCGAGAGTCCCAATGTGCCGCCGAAAGCGGCTCCTAAACCTACGGAGAAAACGAAGTGAGCAGAAAACAACAAGACGCAATCACAGATCCGCCGATAGACCTGGACAGCGCCCCATTCCAGGAGGTCCAGCAACCGGCCATCAACCCTGCCGCCGCCAACACGCCGATTCCAGGCGTGGCACCGGCCACACGCAAGAACCGCGTCGTCAGGCCGATGGACGCTGAGTTGCAGACAATGGCCCGTATCGACCGGCTGCTCTCGGAGCACGACGAGAGCGGCCAGGCGAGGATACTGGCCTGGGTGTTGGCCAGAAAGTCGAAGATGGTCGCAATTACCGCCGTCAATGGCCAGACTACGAACGTCGGCAATCCTTATTCGGAGCCAGTGAAGTGAAGATTATCGACGAGGCCACCCTTGACCTGTTCCGTGTGCCGGTGCCGTGTGAATGGTGTAAACTGCGGCCATCCACGGACCCGCACCACATCTACGCCAAGGGCATGGGCGGGGGTGGCCGACTCGATATCAGAATAAACATTTGCTCTCTTTGCCGGACGTGCCACAACGGCGCCCACGCACACGGAGACCCGCACATAACTGAATTGTTGCGGATCGTGAGCCGGCGCGAGAAGCTGCCCGTGGGGACGATCCTGGACCGAATCTATGAACTTCGCCGCTTGCCGAAAGGCGCGGCTCTACCGGATTGGATGGCCACATGACCATTGACCGAACTGGACCGATCCAGCGACGGTTGCGTGCCGCACTCGCCGCGTGGGACAAGCTGACGGAGGGCCAGTGATGAAGCCGCCAAACGTGATAGCCGACCGTCCATCGGATGAGATGTACCGCGCCGGCCTGGAAATCGACTGCCAGTGCGCCCGCTGTGGTTCATCGGTGGACTGCGCGAAATGCGACTGCGACGACGGATTCACTGGCCACGAATGCGGCGAGGATACCTGTTGTTGCCTAGACCCCGAGCCGAATGTGGTCTGCCAAATGTGCTGGGGAGCCGGCGTCTGGCATCGCTGCATATCCTCAGACAAGTATTGCCAAGAGAATCCGTTACCTGGCCGCGAGAACATCGAGCGCGGCAAGATCGAATGGTACTGTTTTGAGGAGAGGCCATGCCAACCGTAAGCCGCAAGCAGCTCGAAGCCATGCCGGGCTTTGACCCGGCCTTCCACCTGGGGGAAACAGGGCCGGTTCCTGAGCCGCCACCGGCCCCTGAGTGCGACGAAAAGCACTTCATGGCCGACGTGATCAAACTGGCCAAGCAGAACGGGTGGCTGGTGTATCACACACACAACAGCCGCAAGAGTCAGGCCGGTTTCCCGGACCTGTGTATGGTGCGCTTCCAGCGGCTCTTGTTCGTCGAGTTGAAAACTGAGACTGGCAAGATGACAGCGGCTCAACATGATTGGTTCGACGCAATCAACAAAGTTCCCGGAACGGCGTGTTATCTGTGGCGGCCATCAGACTGGCCAGCCATCTTGGAGATTCTGAAATGAGCTATAAATGCCTGCAATGCGAAGCGGCCCCAGCGCGACACGAGAGCTTATTTTGCTCGCCAGCTTGCCGAGATGCTTTCGTAGTCACGACCAATGGGCCAGTGCGCTGTGACTACTGCGACAATGAGGCCGAGACGATTGCCGAAGCCATCGCCGCTGGCTGGACCGACATCCGCAACACGCCGGAAGGGCTCTGCTGGAACCAGCAAGGGCAGTGTCCTGAGTGCCAAGTTCAGCCGATAGTGGCCAAGATGGTTGACGCCGGCAGAGAGCAAGTATAGAAACGACAATCGGCAGGCTGGAGGGCCTACCGAAGTCGCGCGAAGCTCGCTGGTGGTCTTTTCAGTATCGCAACGCTTCGCCACTTCGTCAAGCCCCTCCAGTTGCCATCCGAGCAGGAAATCGGCCATACCCCAAGGTTCGGGGCGGCTACATCGGGAGAATTGGCCGGATTGTGCCCGGCTCTTCCCGGAGAGGATCATCGGCCATGCGGCCAGGCAACGCTTACAACTGCGTCCGGACCACGGAGGCCCCCTGGCATCACCAGGCGGATAGCTGCACCGTTGGGGTGATACTTCGAAGCTGAAGGTTCTTGCCACGGACGGTAACCTGCATACCTCCGTGGCCGCTGTGGAGGGATGCGAGGTCGAGAAGGCCCGGTCGCACGGACAGTTGGAGAGGACAGCGGGTGTACCCGCGGAAGCCTGCCAGCGAAGCCTACCGACGACAGGATAACCCGGCTCGACTGTTTAGCGGCACAGCGTCAACAAAACTCGCGGGGGAGCGGGAAGCCGCTCCGGAGGAGCCTTAACCGCTGTTGCGCGCCACGTTTAAGAAATGCTTCTGTTTCATTGCTCCGAGGGAAAGTCATGGACTGGACAGAAAGCGAGCGGCTGCGATCTGAACAGGGCGGCTTCGCTGAGCCATTGCCTGCCGATGAAGCCTTGGTTCAGTGTCTGCGGTGTCTGTTCGTCGGAACGCGCCGGTCAGCGCTTGGAAGCGTGGCCTACCTGGAGTGCAGCCAGTGCCGTGGTAAGCTGGAAGT